TGTACCAACCGTCACGGCGCCCACGTTTCCGGCAGTCGCGCACGAGAGCGCGATACCGAAACCATCGGCGTCACCGCCTGATTCGGTCGAGAGTGTTCCGTAGTTGATCGTGATGGCCGCGTCTGTGGCAGTGACTTCAATACCGGATGCGATGCCGTGGACGTGGCTACCGGCAACGAAGTCGAAGCCAGTATCCTTCTCGACGTTGGCAACCGAATCCGAGATTGAGAAGGGAATAACCCACGTCGACATCAAATCGAGAGGGTCATAACGCACTTCCTGGCGATCGCCCGGAACAACGCCCTTCAGTACGACAAAGTGGCCAGTCGGCGTGGACATATAGATGTCAACGCTGCCAACCGCCTTTGGTACTTCGCAGTAAAGCCGGCCGCGCACCAGCGCGACAGGATTTGCAATCACCGCCTGATTGATATCGTAGACAGTCGGTGTCTTGTCTGGACTGCCAGCCGTGCAGATCTGAGCAACACCACCTGAAAAGGCGATGGCCTTGCCCTGAGAATTGCAAAGCTGGAAGTCAATTGCTCTGGTCGAAACCATTGCTGTTCTCCTTTGCTTGTGTTCTTACCGTTGGTCCGTCTCCATCAACTCGTAGATCGCCTACGCCTTACTGAGCGGCGGCAGTCTTGAGGCTGATGATTCCGAAGTCTTGGGCAGTGTTCGAGTCGTAGATCGACCGGAACTGCGGCTTGAGCAAGCCGATGATTCGGCCGTAACCGACACCCTGGCGGTTCATGTAGTCCTGGTTGTCGCTTTCTTCCCAAGACGGGTCGCCAAGACGTGCGAAGCCAATTGCCTGGGCGCCAAGCAATAAAGCCTGTGCCCCTTCAATCGCTCCGCCGGCACCCCACTTCGAGCCACCGGCAAGGCCAGTGGTGTTGAAACATTTGGGATGCTCGAACAATAGCAAGTTATCGATCACCGCGAAGGCGCCAGTGAACAGCGGATTGTTGTCTCCACGAACCTGTGCGCGACCCACGTTGGTCATGTAGTTATTGTCCGTCTTGAGGTCACGAGCCTGTTGCGGCGTCATAACCACGGCAAACATATCCTTGCCGTTCATCCGGATCGGCTTCAGACGCTTCCATCTGGCATAAGCCGCGCACTTGACGAGGTAGACCCACGACATCGTGTCGGCCGCTGTGATGGTTGCCTCGGAAGTAGCTGTACCGGCGTGGATGATGCGCGCGGACGATGCAGCGACAACAGAATTGGCGAACGCCAACTGTGGCAACTGCGATGTGCCCGAGCGTGTGGATCCATCGAGCTTGAGCGTATATGCCCTTCCAGAAGCAGTCAGGAAGGTCATTTCGTCGAGCTTGTCGGACAGCCAGTAGGACAGCTTGTTACGAGACAGAGCGCGGAACCGTAGAACCGTGCGCTGTTCCGACATGCGACCCTTGGACTTCACACCGTTACGAAGCTGATCGATGACGATCGTTTGTTCGTCATTGACAAGCGATTCCTCGTTGTCCTCGAGGAGATTATCGCCGGCGATTCCATCTCCCTGGAGTTCCGCGACCAACTGCATGACGCACTGATCGCCGCGCTCCGTCTTGGTCAACTCGGTGACCAAGTGGATTGGCTTGGAGTCATCCTCCGTACCGGAACCAATGAAGCCGTTTGCGTGCCAGAATTGACGGTCGCGCCCCTGAATCCAGGTCGTTTCCGACCATAGTTTCTTCTTAGCCGCCGTCAATGAACCAAAGTCTGTGAGAGCCATTAAAGTGTCTCCTATGTTCTGAGGAACCTTTCAATGGCGGACGGGTCACGCTTTTGGAGATCGGAAATTTGTTCGGTGTTCATTTTGTCGATGCCATCGAAAACCGATCCAATGGGCGTGTCCTTTCCGCCTGGGATAGTGGTCAGATTAGGCGGCATTGACGCTGCCAAGTCCGCCTTCAGTCCGCGTTGTGCCGGCGTAGGAGCCACTTTCGGCTTGCCGGCTGGTTGGGACGTGGCATCAGAACTAGGAGCAAGCTCTCCTTTGGCCTGTAGCAAGGCTGTAAAATCTCTTCCGTCATTGTTGTAGTAATCCCATAGGCGCGCTAACTGAAAACGGAGCGCTACATGATGCTCCGGATTCTGGTAGGCGAACGACACCTTGCGGCCACTGAGCCGACTGAGTGTCATTTCGGTTTCCCGAATCGCTACCGGCATTAGCCCATCAAGGGCTCGCTTCGTCTGTTCAGGATCTCGAGCCTGAGCAGCATTCAAGGTCGGGAACGAGTCCACGATCTCTTGTGTGCGATCCTCGATCGTTGCCATCTGTTGACGGAAGTGACGATCCTCCATTTCCTTGCGGTCAAGAAGTCTGCGCTGGTTTTCAATCTCGAGCCGCTGTTTCTCGTAGTCGCGGAAAGAGATGTCACCGTTCTCATGCTTCTCCGCCAGAGCAACGAGGTCGGCGTCAAGTTTGCCATGGGCTTCCTTGAAGCCACTGCCTTCCTCGGTTCCGGTTGTCTTACCTGACTGGAGAGGGATGCCAGTAATGGCGGCCATTTGTGCCGGCGTCACTGGTGCCCCTGTCGCGATGAGGCGCTGTGCTGCTTCCAATTGGGCTTTGGTAGTAAGAGCTTCTTCCTTGGCCTTTTTGCTTTCGGCAACTACCTGGGCAAATCGGCTGTAAGGTATCGTGACCGGAGCGTTATCAGTCTCGGGATCTCCGGTTTCGATTGGAGGCTCTTGGCCAACAGGAGCGGATTGCTCTGGTTGCTCTTCTTGAGCGCCAGCTTTATCCGATTCCTCTTGTTCGGCTGCTGCTTTCTCCTCATCTTCGACCGCCTTTGTCGCCTCTTGGAGACGCAGGAGATCTGGATCAGTGATCGTCTCAGCCGGTGCCTGTGTAGCTTCCACTGTCTCTTCTTTCAAAGCCTGTTCCTTAGCCATGTCGTCATCCTTTCACGCTGGATAAGCTGCTCCGCCCGAAACCCGGCGACGGTCTGGAGCTATCGCGCTCCAAAAGCGGTATCGCCCGAAACCCGGCGACGGTTTAGTCCAACGCCAACAAATCGAAACCTGGGCTTGGTCTTTTGTCTTTAGACTTTTGCCCAAGTGCCGCTTTGATCTTTTCCTCGTCTGTGACGCCTACAATTTCAAGCTGCTGGCGCCAGAGGTTGTATGCCTCGTATGCCTGTTCGACGTAATCGAACATGGAAAACAGCATCACAGAGAATGGCTCTTCGATGGTGACCGTGAACTGGAGATCATTGTCTTTGTCGAGATATCCGAGATCCACTCTTCCATAGATCCTCTGTGCCGGATTCCACGTGTTGACAAAGACCGCCCACGTTCCATCAAGCCATATTTGCTTGTTCAAAATGTCGAGAAGTTCCTCGCACCAGACGCGCAAGGGGACTTGAATCCTTGGCCCATAACCGCGCCATTGAACAAATCCTTTGAAGGGATGCACGAGAACCCATCCGGCCTGTCTATCGCCAACAGCCGAAACAGCCCTATCGAGATTTGGAACGGCGTTTTTTAGGATTTCGACGGCCATCATGCTCCTCCTGCCAGTGCCTTGGGCGTTCCCCCGGATCCGCCCTTCGGTGGGGTTTTGCCTCCGCCGCCAGGAGGCTGCATCATCATCAATTGAGCAAGACGTGCTTTGACGTTCGCCTTGTTTGGAATGTCGGCGTACTCGATGAGTAGATCCGCCATCTCTGGCGGGATTGCTCCAATCTTGAACATCTCGAGGATCTGAGCGAACTGCCGTGCCATGAAGGTGTCATGTGCCGGCATCGACTCGATCTTAGTGATGTAGCGACCGGCAGTGAGATCATTGACAATCTCTTGCGTGGCCAAGACCTGATTGATAACAAGCTCGATGGGCTTCTGGTCCGCGCCGTTGACGCGAATGATCCGTGGTTCGTTGTAGAAACGCTGGATCAATTTCACGATACGATCGCCCAAAAGCATTCGCGTCTCCTTCATGCGCTGCATGATGGGCTCGAGCGCGACAATGGTTTGACGCTGGCGATTTTGGATCGCGATACCGGATTGGACCGTTTCGATCTCGCCAAGAGCAGATTCATTGATGCCTGACACTTCGCGGAGATCGTTGTTCGCCTTATCTTCAAGCCTCTCCATCGCCATTGGCGGGGGATTTGGATCAATCTGTTCTGGCTTTTCCTGACCGGCGCGATAACGCAGCTTTACACCTGGGGTAGATCCGAACTCTTCGAGCTTTTCCTCGTTCTCTTCATCAAAGGTTTGGTCCGAATACAGCCAGCCAGAATTGGCCGTTCGATTGACGATGTTCAACTGTGCGGATCGGCGCTTGTTGATTTCTCTCTGAGGATCCAGAAGATCGTGTATTAGACCGCGAGTGACGCCTCGACGGAAGTACGGAGAAAACAACAGAATTGTGAAGTCATCATAGATGCTCCAATCGTCGTAGAGGAGTGTGTCTCCCGCCGTCACGGTCCATCTCGGTCTTTTCTCGACGCGGCCGATGATCTTCAATTGTTTGCCGGATTGCTCCATGCGAACAACTGTTTCCGCAATATGTTCCTCTGTCCATTCGACAGGGATCTCGACAGTGTTGCCGGTCGCCGTATCCATGAAATAGCGACAGCGCTTCATCATCATGTGCTGTTGTTCGATGACCCTGATCGTTTTTTGGCCGCGATCGACGTAATCCGTGAGCGAGTAGTTCCCGCCAGGAAGCCAATCCGCAAGAAAGTCGCGATCCGATTCCATGATCGTGTAAAGGCCAAACATGCGCGGGGGACCACGATCGTCGCCATCGTTTTCGGTAACAACCGACATATTCGGGTAGGCCGTTGACTGCACTCGTGCCGCCTCGGCCCCTTCAACGCCATAGATCATGGCGACGGTTTCAAGCGACATCCATTTGGATGTAAAGACGAAGTTCCATCCAGCAGGATCATAAGTCATCGCGTCTGGGTCTGGATAAGTAGCGAATGGATCCGCCGCGCTGATGGCAACCTCTCCCAGATAATTCCTGGAGAAATCCAGACGAATATCGAGATAGCCCCGAGCAGAGGCAATCCCGTCCTGGAACATTTGCGATTCGACAAACTCATATCGATTGTCGTCTAGGATGCTCTTGACTACTTGGGCCATTACTTCCGCAATGGTTCCTGTAGACAGTCCATCGTTCGTCGGGAGGATGGTTGTCTCGAACCTCTGTTGGGTGTGATATCCCTTCACGAGATTCATCAAGCGCATGATCTTGTTGATCGTGAGTACCGGACGCCCTTCTTCTGTCAGCTTTTGTTTTGCGTCCTCATCCCACTGGTCGCCCTCGAGGAATTTCTGACACAAGGTAGCATCGTCCGCCCACTTCTTGTGAGCCCGAACGGCTCGATCAAACCGAGTTAATTGGTGCTTCACCTTGGATTGACCCTGCGCCGGTAATGGCCGATTGAATGGATCTATGTAACTCATGCCGCCATGTATCCCCGAGCTTGACTGCTTCGACGAAGATTGCGTCGATACGATTTGACCCCATGTTTACGCTTCTCGATTCGCACAGCGAATGTGGTTGCCAAGGCATCTCCTTTGTCCGGAGAGATCTTGAGACGCTTGCGAATAGCCTCTTTCGGTTCCAACTTGATGCGGCCGGATTCGTTGGTTTTCCACGTGGCGGAGCAGAGATGACGATGAAAGACATCTTCATCCGGCATGTCTACGCCACCTTCCTGGGCAAAATACTCGGCCAGGGCCCACCACATCTCGGCCCGTTTGTTCATAAACCGCTTCGGATACAGTGATTGAGATCCGAAATTGACAGGGGTGAGACAAGATCCAAGACCGCGAGCGCGCAAGATGTCGTAGACACCGGCGCCGACGCCAGTGATGTCGATGAAGATCATGTCATATTTTTCGCGTCGATGACTTTCATGGATTGCATCAGCGACAACAACGAGATCATCGCTGTGGATCGTCATGTTCTCAGCGCGGCCAACAACGCGCCCCTGACGCGAAATAAGCTCCGTGGCATCACCCGTATCCTCATCGCCGCCGGCATTGCGAGCAACGTCGACACCCAGGAGTTTCGGCTCTGTCTCTATTACCTCGAGTTTCAGCCTTCTGGCGCGGACCACGTGCTGTCCTTTGATGAGCCCTTGGGCACCACCTGATTGGAATGCTTCCTCGGCATTGCAGGGATACTCTTGCTTAAACTTCCAGCCGATCTGTCCTTGCTTTCCGCCAAGCGTGATATTTTTCAGGTGCATCCAGTAGCCCTGGTCGCGATCTAGGCCGTAGGCTTCGATCACTTCCGCTTCCTCTTCCTCTGGCTGCCAATTGTCTGGTGGAGTGCGTCGATATTCGTCTTGCCAGAACCACGGCACGAAGATGGCGATGAACTCTCCTCGGTTAGCCTCGGCGTCAAGCCA